TAACCCTTTCCACACTTTCTTTTTAGAAGGTGGGAAGGAGGTGTTATTATGAGTGAGCAATCGGCTTTAGCTGAAATCAGAATAAAAGCACTTGACTTTTCAACTTATGCTGACGAGGATATTGTCAGTATAATTGAAGAAGAGTCTGGTTTTGTTTTGGATTATTTTACTTCACCACAAATTTTGAAGGAAGTAAAATTGGCAAAAAAAGATATGTACTTTAAAGACGCCAAAAATTAACCTTATTAGTCAAGTGGAAAGCCGTATTTAAGCGTGTGCTACCACTTGACTTTTTTTTATTTATCGACTATAAACCTACTATGAATTTTAAAAATCAATTATCAATTATCGAAACCCTTATTCAAGGTAATGAAATAGACACAAGAATAGATTGTCCATTTTGTAAAAATCTCAACACACTAACAATTAAAAAAGAAAATAGTAAACTTATGTGGTATTGTTTCCATGCTTCATGTAGTGCCAAAGGTAAAACATCAAAAGAACCATCAATGGCTGAACTACTATCATTACTATCACGCACTAAAAAAAACAACGGAGAAAAAAAAGATTTTACTATTCCTAAAAATTTTGTTAGCGTTTTTTCTACAGAAAAATGTACTGACTATCTTAAAAAAAACCATTGCATGCAATCATACATGGAAGGAAGAGTTGATATACGTTATGATGTAAAACAACATCGTGTTGTATTTTTAATAAAGGATAAAAAAAAGATTTATGGTGCTGTTGGTAGAGGGTTAAATTCGAAGGTATACCCCAAGTGGTTTATGTATGGTAATAAACAATTTCCATTTATATGTGGACAAAGTGATACAGGAATACTTGTTGAGGATTGTGCTAGTGCATGTGCAGTTTCACATTTGTATTCTGGTATTGCATTAATGGGTACAAGTTTACCAGAAAGTTATATACCAGTATTAAAAAAAAGGTTTAAGAAAATAATTGTAGCACTTGACAGAGATGCAACTACTAAGGCATTTGACATAAGCAATCAATTAAGATATTATATAGACACTCAAGTAAAGATACTTGAGGAAGATTTAAAATATTATGGAAGTAATCAAATAGAAGGAATATTAAAATGAATGAAATAAAAATAAAAAAAGATACTATTTATGTAAAAAGAAAAAATGTATATGGGAATGAATTAATTTATCCTGTATGTAAACAAGCAAAATTATTTGCATTGTTATCTGGAAAAGAAACTTTATCTGATGTAACAATACATCAAGTAAAACAATTAGGGTATTCTGTTAGAGAGCACATTGATAGGGAGCTGTAAATGCTTAGATTTGTTGTATTATTTTTCTTTTTATTACAAGGTTGTACTTACTTTGTTGCTAAAGAAACAGTTAAAGTTGTTGATATAATTTTAGAAGATGGGCCTAATCCGGAAAAGAAAAAGAAAATATTAAAAAAACAAAAAACACTTAAAGAAAAATCTAAAGAATTTTATTGTAGTAAAGTAAAAGATGCGGAGAAATGTGATAATGTTCAATAAGATATTCCTTGACGCTTTAATAGAATTTCTATATATAAATTTAAAAGGTAAACCAGTAACAAAAAATAAAGTAAAACAATTATTTTTAATATTTTCAGTAGGTTGGAAATTAGAAATGAGGAAAGCAAAAAATGTTAAAAAGAACATATCGTAGAGGCCCCGATAAGCAGATTGCTAATCGTGTTGCTACTAAAAAAAAGAAAAAAAAGAATTGCATGATGTGTAATAAAGAATTTTTAAGTGAAGGTATTCACAATAGAATATGCACTGGATGTAAAGAAACAGAATACTACCAAAGTGGTCAAGACTATTCTGTTATGGAGCAATAAATGTGGAAACTAATTGATTGTGGAAGTTATCCTTGGTTTGTACTTGAAAAACAAAAGTATTTTCATTGTGTATATGCACATAATGGGGAATATAAAAAATTAAAATTAAAACGAACTGAACTTCCTATGTATATGATGAATTGTAGAAGTTATTTAGCCTACTTACGAACTTGGCCACTAGATAAATCTTCATGTCGACTTGACAGAAAGATTGCAAAGTATTATATACAACATTGGAAAGACAAAAATAAAACAAAATTAATGAAAGATATATTAAAACAACTGCGAACCATATGATTGAAAAACAACTTATAAATTTATTATTAGATAAAGATTTTTATGAAGAAAATAAAGGTCGTGTATCTAAAACAATGTTTACTAATGGAACAGGAACATTGTATGAAACAATAACAAAAGCTCATGCTAATTCAGATGTTAGTTTAAGTATTGATGAGATTGCAACATTACACACAGAAGTATATAATCCTGCTTTAACAAGAGTTGCAAGAGATAACTTTAATGATTTATTAGATGATATAAAAAATCAAAGACCTAATAAAAAAATAGCTGTAACTATATTAGAGTCATTGCATAAACAATCAATAGCAAAACAGATTGCTGTAATGGCAACAGAAATGTATAATAATACAAACAGTACAACTTTTAATGATATACAAACATTAATAGATGAATCAAATGGTGTTAATAAAGAGGAATATGATAATGTTACAGATGATATACACTTGCTAATTGATGCATTAAAAGATAATACTAAATGGAAATTTAACTTATCTGGATTAAGAGATAAGGTAAACGGGATTGGTGATGGCAATTTTTTAATTGTCTTTGCCAGACCAGAGAGTGGCAAGACCGCATTTTGGGTTAATATGGTCGCAGGTCAAAGCGGTTTTGCTTCTCAAGGGGCTAAAGTATGTGCACTTATCAATGAAGAGCCTGCAATTAGAACTCAAATGAGATTAATTAATGCACATACAGGTATGACTTTTGCTGAGATACGAGAAAACCCCACAAAAGCCGGGGAATCTTGGTCTCAAATTAAAGATAATATGAGAATACTTGATACAGTAGATTGGTCATTAGATAAGATAGATTCTTATGTAGCAAAAGAAAAACCAAATGTTTTAATTATTGACCAGTTAGATAAAGTACATGTGACTGGTACATTTGCACGAACAGATGAGAAATTACGAGCAATATATACAGGGGCAAGAGAGATTGCTAAGAGAAGAAGTTGTGCTCTTGTAGGTATATCACAAGCATCTGCTGATGCATCTGGTAGACTTGACTTAACGTTTGATATGATGGAGAATAGTAAAACAGGAAAAGCGGCAGAAGCTGATGTTATTATTGGTGTTGGATTTAGTAATAATCTAGAAGTAGACCAAGATTTAAGAAGTGTTGCTGTTAGTAAAAATAAAATAACAGGGTATCATGGCAAAATGACTTGCAAGATTATCCCAGAATTATCGAGGTACATAGATTGATTACAGTATTTGACATAGAAACATCTTATCAAGTTATTGATGGTAAGAAAGACCCATCACCTAAACATCCAGATAACTTTATTGTTAGTATAGGTATTAATGATGAGTACTTCTTTTTTAAACATTCAGAATATAATGGGCCAATATATAAAAAAGAAATACAAACTATTTTAGATGATACAACGTTACTTGTTGGGCATAATATAAAATTTGATTTGCTATGGCTATGGGAATCTGGTTTTAAATATAATGGTAAAATATATGACACTATGATTGGTGAATATGTTTTAGGTAGAGGTTCTAAACAGAGTTTAAAATTAAAAGATTGTTGTATTAGGCGTAATGTTAGTCAGAAATCTGATGCAACGGAACAGTATTTAAAAAGAGATGTATCATTTGAGAATATACCATTAAAAATTGTTGATGAATATGGTAGACAGGATATACAGGCAACACGAGCATTATTTAAATCACAAATGAGTGACTTTAAATTACCTAGGAATAAAGGGTTATTAAATACTGTGCGAATAATGTGCCAGTTTTGTGCTATACTTACAAAGATGGAAAATAATGGTATAAGAATTGATATTGATAAATTAAATGAAGTTGAAAAAGAATTTCAATTAGAATATGATAAATTGCGTACTGAAATTGATGCTGTAATACATGATAAAATGGGGGATACTAAAATTAATCCCGCTAGTCCAGAACAATTATCAATGTTAATTTATGGAACTAAAGTTGTAGATAAAAAAGGTTGGGTAAATGATTTTAATATAGGTGTAGATAAATTTACTAAAAAACCAAAGAAACGACCACGCATGACTAAGCTAGAATTTAAGAAAACATTAATGATGTATTTAATGCCTGTATTTAAAACAAAAGTATCTCAATGTGTAGAATGTACTGGTAAGGGATACATACAAAAATATAAAGTTAATGGTGACAAATATAAAAATATGTCTAAATGTCCAACATGTAAATCTGAGGGTGTTATTTATAATAATACAGAAGAGAGAGCAGGATTTGGGGCAAAGGCACA